GAGAAGGAAAAAAGGTACAAAAATAGAAACACTCATCAGGTCACGAGAACTTGGCAAAATCATTGCTAAAGGTGGTCGTAGATCAGACTGCATAGAATATGCCTCTAAAAAATGGGGGGTAGGTTATAAATCAGTAGACAAGTATCTTGAAATTGTAAGAGCCGAAATGAAAGCTGATTGGGACTTGGAAAGGCCAGAAATGGTTGCAAATCTTTTATCGCAAGCTGCAACCCTACAAATGGAAGCAAGAGAGAAAGGGCATTTACATATTGCTCTCGGTGCGATCAATACAGCAGCTAAACTTGCACAGATCATTTCGTGAGCATTTTAGATACAGTAAAACCTGGAAAAGTTTTATATCAAGCTGGTGCATATAATCTTCCTACTGCACAACAAGCAATTGATAGAATTTATGAGGATCTACTTCCTCATCAAGAAAAATTTTGCAATGATATGCAGCACCGCAAACTTGCATTGGTTTGTGGTTTTGGTGCTGGTAAGACAGTTGGATTAGTGGCAAAAGCAACAATAATTGCAGCGATGAATATTGGTCATGTTTCAGCACTTTTTGAGCCAACTCATGCCATGTTGATTGACATACTTGTGCGAACTTGTAATGAACTGTTTGACCAGTGGCAGATACCTTTTTCTTATAGAGCATCTCCATTACCCTCATTTACTTTGGAATTTGAAGAAGGCACACATACGATTTTGCTTAGAACTATGCTTACATATCAACGCTTGCGAGGCCAAAATTTATGTGCAGTTGGATTTGATGAGGCAGATACTATCCCAAAACGAGATGCAGAGAGTGCAATGAACATGGCACTCGCAAGACTTAGATCAGGCAATGTTCAGCAGTTTTATGCAACAACAACTCCAGAAGGTCATGGTTGGGCGTTTGAAACATTTAAAAAAGATCCGAAACCTGATACTAATTTGATTCAAGCAAGAACAGAAGATAATAAATATCTTCCAGAAGGATTCATTGAATCATTAAAAGCTAATTATCCAGATCAATTAATAAAGGCGTATCTCCTAGGTGAATTTGTAAATCTCACAATGTCTGCTGTATATGATCGCTTCGACAGAAATATTCATGTATGCAATCAACTGCCAAGTTATAAGAATGAAATTTTAAGATGTGGACTGGATTTTAACGTCAGCAACACTAATTGTGTCATTGGGGTGCGTGATGGCAATAAGTTAGTCATAATAGATGAAATCACTAAAATGCACGATACTGATGCAATCTCGCAAGAACTGCTGAGAAGGTATCCAAATCAAAAGATTTTAGTTTACCCAGACGCTTCAGGAGGTAATCGTTCTACAAATGCTTCAGCAACCGATATATCCATTCTCGAATCTTACGGCTTTACCAATATGTCGCCAAGATCGAACCCCCCAATCAAAGATAGAGTCTCGGCTGTTAATGCTCTTCTCAAGAACGGCAAAGGGGAAGTCCGTTTGGCGATTAGCCCCTGTTGCAGAACCTTAATAGAATGTTTTGAGCTACAGGCATACGATGAGAGGACAGGAGAACCTGATAAACAGAATGGATATGACCACCTTTTAGATAGCCTTGGTTATTTAATTTGGCGTGAATTTAATCCATTATATTTCCGTTCTGGTAAAGGTACTGGAATTAGGCTTTATTAGTATTATTCTTTAAACTATAGTTATTAGTATTAATGGACTCTTAAAATGTACTCAGGTTATAACCATTACAACAGGCAGAAGTCAGCAGTTGGAACGACAATAATAGATCCTAATAACGCATGGTTTGCACAAGAACCTCACTGGCCATTGATAGAAGATTTGATTGGTGGAACATATCAGATGAGAAGTCGTCATCGAAAATATTTACCCCAAGAACCCAGAGAGTTGGATTCGAGCTTTGATAGTAGACTCAGCAGAAGCGTCTGCCCTCCCTATTTCATCAGATTGGAAAAATTATTAGCTGGGATGTTAGTGCGTAAACCTGTGAGGTTAAACGACACAAGTGATGATATAAGACTGCATATGTTTGATGTTGATTTAGAGGGTAATGATCTAAATGTATGGACATATGAAACCGCAAGAAAAATGATTCGTTATGGTCATGTCGGAGTTCTTGTAGATGCACCTGCTGCTGGACAATCTGGCAGACCTTACTGGATCACCTATAGTCCTCGCCAAATTTTGGGATGGAGGACAGAGATGTCAGAGGGCAAGTTAAAACTTACGCAGCTTAGATTGTTAGAAAAGGTATTTGAACCTGAAGGATTGTATGGAGAAAAGATTGTAGAGCAGGTCAGATTACTAACTCCTGGATCTTATGAAATACATCGCAAAGGTAAAAACAATGAATATGTAAAGTTTGATGAAGGAACAATGAGTTTACCTGAGATACCTTTTGCTGTTGCCTATGCAAACAAGATTAATTTTTTAGAGTCAAGACCACCGATGGCTGATATTGCAGAATTAAATCTCAAGTCGTATCAATTACAATCAGACTTATCAAACCAGTTGCATATATCAAGTGTGCCGATGCTGGCATTTTTTGGTTTTCCACAGAATAGTGAAGAGGTAAGTGCTGGACCAGGTGAGGCGATTGCATTTCCAGCAGAAGGAAGAGCCGAATATATTGAGCCTAATGGTAATAGTTTCAATGCACAGTTTGAACAGATTGATCGTGTAGAGAAACAGATAAATGAATTAGGTTTGGCAAGTATTCTTGGACAGAAATTAAGTGCAGAAACAGCAGAATCAAAAAGAATAGATAGAAGTCAGGGTGACAGCACGATGATGGTGATAGCACAGCAGATGCAAGATATGATCGATAACTGCTTACAGTTTCATGGTCAATATCTTGGTAGTGATGCTGGTAGTTGTTTTGTTAATAGAGATTTTGTTGCGCAAAGATTAGATCCACAAGAAATTCAATCATTGTTAAGTCTTTACACAGCAGGTACGATCACACAGGAAACATTACTTACACAATTGCATGAGGGTGAAATATTAGGTGATGAGTTTGATGTTGAAGAAGAGATAGAGGCAACCGAATCTGGTGGATTACGAGAGATGTCAGAACCAATTGAAGAGGCAGAAGAATCTATGCCCGAACAATCAGCAGAACCAGAAGATGAATAATGTCGATACCTGAAAAGTTTTATCGCAACCAAATCGATCTCAATAGATATGAAAATGATTTGGCAGCAAGGTTGATGATTAGATTAAAAAGTATTTTAAAACAGGTAAAGACAGACTTAGATAGATGGAGAAATAGCAGTCTTGGGATTATGGTCAAAGAACTAAAAGATGTTGCTGATATACAAAAAGATTTTATTGAGGGGTTACTGGAAGATATTGCACCACCTGAGTTAGCTGGTCAGATCAATGCTTTACAGATAGACCCTGACTTTGTAGATAGATTGATAAGATTTGACCCTACCAAAAACAATCAGATTGGTTTGCCAAGAGGTAAGGTTTTTGATGTTTTTAAAGATACGACAAGTATGCAAGCAGTGCAAAGTAGATTTGCTTTGACGGCTGGTGTAGGAAAAGAAATAGTATTACCTAATGGTGATGTTGTGGCAAAAGCATTTCGTGGCCTTACAGAAAGAACAGCCGATAGATTTGCTCACACTGTAAGACAAGGACTATTGGAGGGTAGAAGTTTACAGACAATACAGAGGCAACTGATCGGAACATTAGATTTTAACCCAAGATCAAAAGGTGGTGTTGTTACTTCTTTGAGTAACGCCCAGACAAAAACACTTGTCAAAACAACAGTAAACCAGTTAAGCACTGAGATTAGTAGAAAGAGTTACCAGATAAATCCAAAGATCGTAAGGAGGTGGGAATATTCTGCGGTGCATGACCAAAAAACATCTGCAATCTGTAGAGCATTAGACGGCAAAAGATATAAGGTTGGTGAGGGTCCATACCCACCACAGCATTTTAATTGCAGGTCTGTTGATGTACCGATACCGATTGGACCTATTACTGGCAAAGAATTTGTACCAGATGGTGAAACTTATGGTCAATGGTTTGATAAAAAAGTAGCAGACCTTAATAAAAAGGGAGATGATAAGGGTACTGCTTATGGACAGAAAGTATTAGGAAAGCAGGGGTTTAGTATGTACAAAAGGTTGAGGAGTAAATACAATTCACCGACTGAAGCGATGCGTAAGTTTATAAAAAACGATGGATCAAGAAGAACAATAGATCAGTTAATGGCTATATACAAGAAAAAATAGTAAGATAAATTTAGTTGCTTTTACTAATTATGCCTGGACATTATGGCTCAATGAAACCCAAAGGTAAGAAGAAAAAGAAAAAGGGTGGCAAGAAATAATGGCAAAAACATTAGCAGAAAGGTTGTCTGAAGCAAAGAAGGCAGCAAAAGTTACAAAACCAAAGAAAAATGCCAAAGCAGAGAAAAGTACCAAAGGATAAAAAAACTGGTGTACCGAAAAAATATCTCAGTGGTGCAAAAAACAGAAGTGCAAAAGCTGCTGAGATAAAAAGAACTGCTGAAGCGTACAGAAAAGGAGAGTATATTGATATAAAAGCTATACAAAAATCC